GCATCGGCAAGTTTCTTTTCATAATATTCTATTTTTTTAGCAGTTTTAGTAGCCATGTTAATTCTATCCGTACTTTATTTATTACTGTAACGTGAGGTAAGTACCATCAGGAGAATTTCTCACTAATTCACTTTCCTTTTTGTTCCATTCGACCCAATCTGGATTTTTCGTACCATTTGATAATTTATATGGTGGTTCTCCATCATCTCCTGCCAGATAATTTTGAAACTCCTTTCCAGCATCATATTCTAATTTTCTTTTTATCTCATCATATGAATCATCATCACTCTCTACAATTGCCACAACAGTATCGGGTGCATACCCATTATCCTTAGCAACTTGTTGGATTACACTATTATTTGTTTGATTATTACCTCTACCCAATGTTGCCTCAAATGCCTTATCATACTCTGAATTTGGAATTGCTCCGTTATATTGTTTATCAAGTTGTTCCAGTCTCTTATCAAATTCTTTCCTAGATGCTCGTCTTTCCTCAACAGTTGGACGGGTCTTTCCTTTTATTATCTCTTCACCTTGATCAGTTAATGGAGTTTCTGGATCTGGAGTTGCACCAACAGCATTTTCATCATCCTGCCCACCTTTAACATTATTCAACTCTTCCTTAGGAGTAGATTTTGTTGTACCACTACCTTTCTTAATTAATGTTTCTATTATAGGTGTAATAATATCATCATGACCTGAAAATTCATAACCTTCAGTCAAACCCTTAAGCATCTTTCCAACAAACCCAGAATCAATTCCAAATTTAGTAGTAGGATCTTTTTTCTTAGAACTAGCATTTGGGGTAGATTTTGTTCTAGGAAAAGCCATCAAGATAACAGGGAATCCATTGTTAGGTGCTAAAAATGCACCCAATACCATATCTCCTTGTGCTAATCTAACAGGAGCAGTTCTTCCTCCACCACCTGTTCCACTAGTTGTAGGTAAAAGTGCAGCAGCAGTAACAACGTTTCCATCATCAACACTATCTTTATCTGAGAAATCTCCTACAATACGAACTTTATATCTCCATCCCCAAGATTGTCCAGAAACTAATTCTCTCTGAGCATCAAACTTAACTACTTTCCCTATAAAAGGACGTAATCCATCACTACCAAAATATGTGTTATTATCAGTCATATCTAACTCTTATTAGTGTATAATCCGTAAGCATCACGGCATATGGTCATTGAAGTATATGACCTTTCAGTATCAAAATGATGACAAAGATGTAATATTAAGTATTTACCACTTTGTTGTTGATCAACACCACCCATTGCAGTTTCACCTTGTCTTTGAAATTCACATCTAATTATATCACCAGCATTTAATTTTACATTACAAGGAACTTGAATCTCCATTATTTGAGAATGAAGAAGATTATATCTCATAGGAGATTTTGCTTGCCACTCTCTTGGATCATTATTAGGAGTAATTACATTAGGATCAGTATCAGTGCTACCAACATCTAAAACAACAAAGTTAGATGTACTATAACTCTTTATCTTATCCTCAAATGCTGGTTTCCTACCCAATAGTTTTTTAACTTTATTATCCTTTAAAGAATAAATTTTAGGTTCTTCAACTTCAAGATTTTGTAGATTAAAGAATACATTACGACTACTATAATACTTCAACGCTTCTTCTACATCCTGATCTTTAATAATATTTGGTGGTAATAAAATTCTAAAGTCATTTTCATCATTGTCAAGATTTGCCTTAGAACCACCTACATAAGTATAAGTTTCTACTGGACTTTGAGATATAAGATTATCTATACCTTTAAAGTTAATACCTTTCTGTGTTTCATAAAAGAAGTATGCAGGATCACCATTTTGAGGAATAGATCTTCTACATAAATCATTTATTAAATCCAATCCACCCACACCATTTGAATAGAAATCATAATTATTTTGTGTAGGATCTATATTAGATTTCTTCACATTAAGGTCTGAGAGTATTTTTTTAACAGTGTCACTAATTCTACCATTATATTTCTTACATGGATCTTTAATATCTAAATTTTCATAAGCAGAACTAGATTTAAGAGATAAAAGAACACTTTGACGATTTGAATCCTCTGTTAAAGTAGGAGCACCATTAACTTTAAAAGGAAAATTTAAAGTGCCTGACTTGGATTTAATTTTTACTTTGACATCTTCAAAACCAGTAATTGGTAATGCACTTTTAATACTTCCAAGTCTACCTTGACTATCTTGTGCTTTACTAGATTGAATAGACGCATCAGCATCAATAAAAAGTAAAGTAGCAGTTACTTCAGGAGAGTATAAACTTTCATAGTAATCAAAACTTACAGTTTTACCTATAAGATTGGCATTCTTACCATCTTTATTAATTTCCATCTTCTCATAGATGGATGCTCGTGCTGCACTTCCTGACATTTATGCTTCGTGTATTACTGGTTGTCTTGCTAAAATCACATCTATTTTATTAGAACCATTACTATTTAATAGACTACTGAGATTGGTATCTTCCTTTATAGGTTGAATTATATTATTAGATTCACTACTCATTGGTTTCAATATACCAGAAGAAGATCCTTCTTTACTATCACCCAATATTTTATAATATTCTGTTGCTGTTGTTGTTATCATTTTTCCTGGATTTTCTGGATCAGGATAAGAATATGTAGCGTTTTTATCTTCCAATTTTTTAACGTCTTCATTCAATTTTTTAGTTTTATTGAAGAACTTATCAGACATTTCCTTCAACTTATTAGTAGGATTTTTATCTAAACCTTTTTCAACATCATCCATTTTATCTTTATTACCACCAAACCAAGAATCTACCTTTTTCTTTAAATCCTCTGCACCTTTTTTTATATCATCTATACTTGCAAATACTGCATTTATTGCTACGCCACCTGCAATCAGTCCTGCTACTCCAATAACCTTTCCTATATTTAATTTAGTAGATACTTTCTTAAATGGAGATAATATTTTTTTAGCTGCACCCTTTAATGGAGATTCTATTTTTCTCTCTGCAGATTGTCTTTTCTGTTGTGAAAATAATTTATTCTGATCTCTTGAATTTATCTTTTTTAAATTAGCTAATCTCTTAGTTTTTTTACTAAGAATACTTCTAATATTAGTTACTGTTATTTTAAGTTTTTTTGCTTGAGATACTGCTGACATAATTCTATACTAATATCCCGTGCAATTCTGGTGTTTTGGACATATAAGGATTTAACACATTAATAGAAGAAATGGCATTAACTGTTGTTGTTTCTTCCATTGCAACTTTCTTTTCTTTTGGAGGTATTCTTATTGGAGGTAAATCCATTTCAATTAAATTTATTCCTGGTTTTTGAGAAAGTGCTGCAACCAATTCCTTAGGAATTACTGCTTCACCACGTTCAAGAATTGCAGCAATTTCATTAGTAGCACCACCTACAATTCCACCATCATGAAACATTGGTGCTCTAAATGTACCACCACCACTAGTATCTTCTAAATTTTTTTCTGCTTGTTCCCTTGCTTTCTTTCGATCATTAGTAGGATCTTTCTTAGTAAAAGATTGTGAATAATCAAATTGTTTTACTTTAGATAATGAGTCTTGATCCATTTCATTTTTAGTACCACCAATTTTATTTGCTAGCCATGCTGCACCTCCAATAAGTGCCAGTATTGCTAAAACTTTAGCACCACCAATCAATCCTACTAATGAAATTATACCACCAAGACCACTAAGAAGATTAAGACCAACTAATGCACCACCTACTAATAATATCTTATCAAGATTCTCCATAGACCATGTAAATATCTTCTTTAAATTAGGCCATAATGCATTAATTGCAACACCAGCACCAAGAAGTTTAGCAGCATCCATTATACCACCAAGAGTCAATCCAGTAGCCGCTTTTCCAACACTAGTTAATCCAGATCCTATACCCTTTCCTATTTTTTTACTTCCTTCCAAATTACTTTCAGCACTGGATCTTCTATCGGCAGATGCCTGTGCTTTTAATGCTTTATTATCTTGTTGTTGATTAGCAATTCTATTGGCAAAATCTAATGCTAACGCACCACCAATATCTTTAATTACTGCAGTAATTTCTGATAACTGTCCTGCTATGGCGTTAATACCACTTTCCTGACTTGAAAGATCATCTGCAACACTTACATTAGTTTTAATCTGAGATATTCTACCTGCATCAAACATCTTTGCAGGTTTAATTGGTGTTGATGATCTGTTTATAAATGACCCTGCTCCAGCAGAAATTTTTGGTATGGAAGATCCACTACCAAAAGGAGATTTGATATTACTTACATTTAATTTTGGTTTAGTTGTTAGACTATTGATTAGTGCCACTTTGTTGTTTTAGGTTTTCTTCATCTATGTACTGTTTTAATAAAGTCACATACACTTCCCTTTCCCAAGGGATCATATTTTCTATCTCTGTTAAAGAGTATTTATGGTGTTGAACCAAGGCAAAATTTACCTTATAGTATGACTCAAGATTAGTATGAGCCATACTTAGGTGAAAAAACTTGCTAGTCCCTCCAATACAACTTCTGACTCGACCTCAGTTGTTGGATTTTTTACCTTAAGTTTATGAGAAAGTTTAGGCATTGTCTCAAAGAATTTTTCAATTGATTTAAATTGTTTACTATTCAATTGTTCTACAAATTCTTCTAATTCTTGTTTAGTTGAATCAGAAGCATCCCAACTCTCCTCTTCATCATAAACGATTTCAATACATGAACTAATCATACTGAGAGATTTATCTACTGCACTACCTTCATTAGTATCGAAATTATTTCCAATAAATTCGTCAAGAGAAGGATATTTAAGTTTCATAGAGTATTGATCATCAAGTTTGATAATGTTCTTATGTCCTCTAGTTTTTTGAACTTTAATACTATCAAGATTAATTTCCATTTGAACTGATGTTTTATTATCATCAGGACAAACTACATTAACTTCAACAGTCTCACCAACTGATTTTGAACGAACATTCAAGAATAAGTATTCAATATCAAAAGTAGCAAGTTTAGTAACATCTACTCCTTTTGTTAAGATACATTCAGATAATATATCTACAACAGCATTTGATATATCTTCACTATTTTCAGTCTCCAATGCCATAATAAGAATCTTCTCTTCTCTTACGAGAAAGGGACGATATTTAATTTTCTTATTATTAGATGGTAAAGTCAACTCATAAGTAGGAGTATTAATCTTTGGTAATGGCATAATGTTTTCACACTTCAGTAATTTTATTTATAGGGGTAATTTTAACTTCTTGTTACAACGTATCTATCATAGTTAAAAGTAACTGTAACTTTCATTAGATCTGCTGTTCCGTATGTAACAGGTAAAGATGTAATAGATTTAGGAAAAGCATTTTTAAATTCATACATTAAAGATCTTTCAATATTCTTTTCAAATTTAGTAATAGTCATTGAATCAACTTTATAATCATCTGGATATCTAAATCTTCTATAAAATGCTTTTTCTTCAGTATTAATATTTGCACCACTAGAAATATAATCCATCCATCCTTCAAAAATACTTAAAGATGTATAGTCTTCATCAACATAAAAAGTAAAATCAATATCAGTGTATAATCTAGTATGAGCGAACTCCTGAGGAATACCCATAAAATTATCTTTTACTTCTCCTGTCGCAAATGCACTGGCAGGTAATGATGCATCAGAACACATAATTCCAACATCTCTAGATAAGAAATTATCAACATTATCAATTCCATTTGATTTAAGATAATCTGATATTGTTTTTCTTAGAGTTGAAAAATGAACCTGATATTGATTCGTTAACGACAGCTTGCCAAGTTTCTCCTTGACTTCTGACATCGTTATTCTTTGTACTATACCCTTTGCCACTCTAAATACCTTACGAGTCTTATATTATTTCT